GCCCTTACGAGGACACCCTTCGCCGTCTAGACGGTGGGATAGACCACACAATATCGCAACAAAAATTTTTCCAAACGTTTGGGAGCAAGTGTTTTAACTTTACTCCTTTTTAACAATGCCTTATTCTGGTTCTTTTAATCATCAGTCGGATGTAAACCCGGCTTATGATACTCGCCTTGGTGCTAACAATTTTGGCACCGATCAACGCGAGCTGTATCTCAAGCTGTTTAGCGGTGAGATGTTCAAAGGCTTCCAAAACAACACGATTGCTCGTGACCTTGTTATGAAGCGGACTCTCCGTAATGGTCGGAGTCTTCAATTTATCTTCACTGGTCGTACTAATGCTGAATTCCATACTCCTGGTAACAGCATCCTTGGTTCTGACCAAGGTGCACCTCCGGTGGCTGAGAAGACCATCACTTGTGATGACCTTCTGATCTCCAGTGCTTTTGTGTACGAACTGGATGAAATTCTTTCTCACTACGATCTGCGTGGAGAAATCTCCCGTAAGATTGGTTATGCTCTGGCTGAGAAGTATGACCGTCTGATCTTCCGTGCTATCGCTCGTGGTGCACGTAAGCAAAGCCCCGTGACTGCTACTAACTTTGAAGAGCCGGGTGGTACCCAGATCCGTGTTGGTACTTCTGCCAACGAATCTGATGCTTACTCCTCCGATGCTCTGGTTAAAGCCTTCTACGACGCTGCTGCTGCAATGGACGAGAAGGGTGTGTCCATGGATGGTCGTGTTGCCGTCCTGAACCCCCGTCAATACTATGAGCTGATCAAAGCTGTTGGTACCAATGGTCTGGTGAACCGTGATGTCCAAGGTACTGCTCTGCAGTCCGGTCAAGGTATCATTGATATCGCCGGTATCAAGATCTACAAGTCCATGAACATCCCGTTCCTGGGTAACTATGGTACCAAGTACGGCGGCACCACTGGTGTCACCGCTCCTGGTAACATTGGTGACTTTGTGGGTGAAGCTCTTGAAGATGCTGCTACTGTGGCTTCTGGCTCCTACGGTGTGCAGAACGACTACGGTACTGCTGCTGAGTTCGGTTCCACTTCCTGTGGTCTGATCTTCCAGCGTGAAGCTGCTGGCTGTGTGGAAGCTATTGGTCCTCAGGTCCAAGTGACTAGCGGCGACGCTTCTGTCATCTACCAAGGTGATGTGATCGTTGGTCGTCTGGCTATGGGTGCTGATTACCTGAACCCCGCTGCAGCTGTTGAGCTGTATGTTGGTGGTACCCCTCCTAACGACTTCTGATTTTAATCAATACTGGGGGAGCTTCGGCTCCCCTTTTTTTTATCTTTGTGATAGGTAACAATGCACTTTCCTACTTATGCTGTGTCCACCGAACTGGATGCTGTAAATCAAATACTTAGCTCAGTGGGACAGGCTCCTGTCACCACCTTAGATATGCAGAACCCTGAAGTATCTATTACCCTTAACACCCTACGGGAAATCAACAAACAAGTTCAAGCTGAAGGCTGGATCTTTAACACTGAACGTCATTATGAGTTGATTCCTGACAGCGTTACTAACGAAATTGTTTACCCCTTTAACATGCTTCAAATCGACACTAACGTCGAAACGCATAAAGACAGGTATGACGTTGTTCGTCGTGACGGTAAACTGTATGACCGACTAAACCATACTTATACCTTTACTGATAACATTAAAGCTGATGTAGTTTGGCTGTTTGATTTTACTGACGTTCCTCCTGCTATTCAAGCTTATATTACTGCCCGTGCTGCACGGATGTGTGCAGTGAAAATGGTTGGAGACCGTGAACTACAAGCACTACTACAAGAACAAGAGATGATGACTCGTGCTGCTGCTCTAGAATATGAGTGCAACCAAGGTGATTATTCTATGTTTGGTTTTAGTGATGGTTACAACTACTATAACAGCTATCAACCTTTCCAAGCATTGATGCGATGAGTACACTTACCCAAAGGATACCTTACCTGTTTGGCGGTATTTCACAACAACCTGACAACCGTAAGTTTCCAGGGCAACTTAGGGATTGTGTTAACGCCTACCCTGACTATGCTCTTGGTCTTTTGAAACGTCCTGGTGGTCGGCATGAAACCGAGCTTTACAACGCAACCCCTTCAGGCAAATGGTTTTCTATCCTGAGGGATCCCCAAGAAAAGTACGTTGCACAATACGATGATAACAAGTTTCGTATCTGGAGTTTGCTTGATGGCAGTCCACGAGCAGTCGATATGGGCACTAATACTGGTGTTCCCGTTACTTGTAACCTGACTAACCTCAAGGCTGACCTTGCTACCTATAATGCTGCTGTAGCTGATACTGCGGCTAAACTTGCTCTACTGAACACCGCTCAAGCAACGTATGCAGAAGTCCTTGCAGGACAAGATGCTACGACAGAACTCCTGTTTGAAGTTAACTACACGTATCCTGTTGGACAAGTTCAACAGTATCTAGCCTCTGGTATTCTTAAAAATGAAGCAGGTGTCTACATTGTTAAAAATGCTAATGCGGTAATCAGTGCAGCTACCACTCTTCCTGCTGGTTATGCGTTGGGGACTGAGGTTACAGGTGAACAACCTTTGCTTGCTTCTAACGGATTTAAAGTCTACCAAGCTATCCTGACTGTTGCTGCTACTCACACCGCTGGTGAGTTGGCTACAGCTTTGGCAGCAATGAACACTGCTCAAACTAACTATGATAATGCTGTAACTGCTGAAGCTACTGCTAAAAGTAATTATGATGCAGAAGTCAACAACTGTGCTATTACTGCTACACCGTCTAACGGTTACCTTTACGGTGCTACCGCTGATGACATTGAACTGATTACTCTTAATGATTACACCTTTGTTCTTAATAAAGCAAAGACAGTAGCTCTTAAAGCAGCTACGTCTGCTGCTAAACCGAACGAAGCCTTTGTCGTTATTAAGGTTGTTGGTACTGGTCACTACCGTATTTATCTTGATGGGGTAGAACGTGCTACTTACAATGCTGGTAGTGGTGGTGATGTAGATGCTATTGTAACTGACCTTGCTGCTGATATTGACGGTCAAACTTTTGGTGGCACTACCTTTGCTGCTACTGTAGTTGGTCCTGGTATTTACATTAGTGCTGATGCTGCGTTTTCAATCTCTGTTGTAGGCGGTCCATCAGAAGATTCTATCTTTGCATTCCAAGATACTACCCCTACTGTTGCTGACCTTCCCCTTCAGTGTAAAGACGGTTATGTAGTTAAGATTGTCAACAGCACAGACATTGATGTTGACGACATGTATGTGAAGTTTATCACAGATAACGGTGCTACTTACGGTACTGGTGTCTGGGAAGAGACGCTTGCACCTGAGATTCAGTATGAGTTTGATGAACTGACTCTTCCTCACCAACTGGTTAGGCAAGCAGATGGTTCATTTACTTATGGTCCTGTTACGTGGGAGAATAGATTGATTGGTGATGAAACCACTAACCCTACTCCTAGCTTTGTCGGTACTAAAATCAATAACCTTTTCTTCTACCGTAACCGTTTAGGGTTCCTGGCTAATGAAGCGGTTATTATGAGTCGTGCTGGTGATTACTTTAATTTCTGGGCAACGACTGCTTTGACGGTTACCGACGATGACCCGATTGATATTACTGCATCATCTATTCGACCTGTTAATCACCGTTATGTCCGTCCAACAAGTGTTGGTCTTGTTCTGTTTAGTGATACCGAACAGTTTATCTTGAGTACTGATGCTGACATTCTCAGCCCTAGAACCTCAAAGATTAACGAGTTGTCAAGTTATGAGTGTGACCCTAACGTAGAAGCAGTAGCACTTGGTACTAGCCTAGCGTTTATCTCGAAGACTCCGTTGTACAGTAGGTTGTATGAATTGTCAGGGATTTCAACTGACCAACCGCCTAACATGGCAGAGCAAAGCGTTTATGTCCCTGAGTTGATTCCTCAAACAATTACGTCGATGATCGCATCACCTGCATTGTCCTTGGTTTCACTGGCGACAACTGGTAGTAGTACTGTTTTCCAGTATCGTTTCGTTGTAGAAGGTGAACGCCGGGTTAACACTTGGTATAAGTGGGAGTTGACTGGTGAGTTCTTGGACCAATTCTTTGATGTTAACACATACTATGCTGTTGTTAAAGACAGCACTAATGTGTTTGTTCAATCCTTTGACTTGACTCAAGCAAATGAAGAAGGTTACCTGACTCTTTCTACTGGTGAGCAAACCGACATTTGTCTTGATAACTGGAGCATTAACCCTTATCGAACCTACAACTCTGGTGACGATACTACTCGAATCTACCTTCCCTACGAACACGTAACTGGTAAGACGTTCTCTGTGCTTGTCCTAGGAGGCTACATAGGCGACGTTAATGCTATTGGTAGTGAATCGGTAGGGGCAGTACTTTACCCCACCGTACAGGGGACTGCAGGGGGCTATTACGTTGATATTGATGGTGATTATCGTGGGCGTGATCTAATTATTGGTTACATCTACACGATGACTGTTGAGCTGCCTAAGTTCTTTGTTACTACAGCACAGAATCAAATTGCTAGTTCTGATTACACTTCAGACCTTATCATTCACAGGCTTAAAGTTTCAACAGGTTTAAGCGGTCCTATCAAGTATCAAATCAGCATTAAAGGTAGACCAGAATGGAATCAAACCATTGAGACTGCTACGTCTAATGAGTATGAACTGAATAGCGTTAACATGGTTAATGAAGCTATTCATAACGTTCCTATCTATCAACGTAACGAAAACCTTACCTTTAAGATTATTGGTGACAGTCCTTTCCCTGTTAGTTTGCTGAGCTTGAACTGGGAAGGTAAGTACAACACTGGTTTCTACAGAAGAGGCTGATGGCTACATCCACCCGTGGTTTTACCTTTAAACCAGCTACCATTAACGACACCTTAGAACTAACCAGTCAAATGCTGGATAGAGGTTTGCAAGACTTTGAGCGGATAGGACAACACCCTGTCCTTTCCTTAGCTTTGTATATCCATTATGATGACTCCTATCTTATCTACGGACCTGATGGGAGTCTTTATGGAGCTTACGGTGTGTCGGAAGATAACGCCGTTTGGATACAGATGACAGAAAAGGTTAAAGAGAATCCGCGCACAACCGTTAGATTCGGTAAAGCGTTAATGGAG